CTATGTTTTTCCATCTGCTTGTTTTAAGAGAGCGAGCCATACTTTTGCTGGCATAGTTGCATACCACTCACCTACGTCTCCTTTTCCTTTGCGTTTGTGAAGCACGGTTCCTGTCCACGCTCCATCATTCTTCATCTCTACTTCTAACTCTGCTACCCAACCTGCAAGGTCCATCTTGGCTTGGTTCTTTATCTCAATGGTAACTCCTGGTATGCCACTGATGTCACCTTTATCAAGGGTAGCACCTGCTAATCTGCGGTCTGCATAGAGATAGCCGTTGGCTTTAAGCCAAGTAACTACATCCCGTTCTGCTCCGCTGCCTTTGCGTTTGGCTGCACTACTCAATTGCTGCCAATGCAATCTTAGTTACTTGTGCCTGAAGCATATTGTAAAGAGTGTCATTGTTATATAACTCATCAACTATTATATTCCATTCACCTTCTGTTACTGCTCTACCTATTGTTACTTCTATATCTTCTTGACTGAATGAACAGTCCCATATTTTACTTTCCATTACATTGTCTCCTGTGAGTATTTGATTTGTACATCTTCTAGATACATACTGTCAGGGTTGAAGGCTAGGCTGACATAGTTGTTACCTGTCTGGTCTGCTCGCCCGTATCTGTTCTTGACTGGGGCTACACATAGATAGGTCTCATCACCCTGCTTCATCTGACCGATAGTTAATACCATTGCTGGTATCTGATTGACCAGCCCTTGTACTGCTGACCTAGGCTGGCAAGGATAGTTATCAAAGCCTTCCTTGGTATGGTGCAGAACAAGCACGGCGGAGTTGGTATCTCTTGCAAGATACTTCAACTCCTTCATTGCTGCACGCATACCCTGGAATTCTTCGTGTCCATCCATTGCAATATCCATTAGGTTATCTACAACTATAAGTGTAGGACTTCTACCCCAAACTGTTTCAAATGCACTGACCTCTTCATCTAAATCTTTAAGAGTGGGAGTGGATTCAAAAGACCAGAACAAATGATTGTTAAGGGTAAGTATATCTTCTGCTGCTTGTGGCTCACGCTTGAGCATCTGTTCTGCTGCTGTCTGTGTAATGCGACTAGACATAGCAAGTAATCTCATAGCCATAGTGTGAGCGTTAGTATCTGCGCTGAAGTACAGCGTAGGTACCTTTGCTCTGGCTGCAATAGCCAGTGCAATAGATGATTTACCAGCACCTGGAGCGCCAGCAATCATTGTAATTTCTGCACGGCGCAGGATAATTCCTGCCCGTTCAAATGCAGCAAAGGCAGGCGGTAATGGTTCTCCGCCTACCTCTGCTTTGTTAATGCTGCGTCTGAGTGTACGCATTACTTCACTTGGTCTGCTACAAATGTATTCCAGTCTGGTGTTCCTGCTTTGACATATACATTTCTGCACTTGTCAATTGCACCCTTCTGTGCTGGGCAGAAGTAACCACGATAAGTGGAACCATCTTTACCTGTCCCTTGGATAGCAGTCATCTTGCCGTGAGGGCAATTCTTGCCACCGATTGATTGAACAACTGGTGCTGATGACCAGCCTCCAGTGTCAACGATAGATGTACTGAGTGCTGCTGCTACCTGTGCTGGTGCCATTACTGCTGGTGCTGTTGCTTTGATGGCTGATTCAAGTTCTGTTACTGCTGACTTGATAGCCTCCAATGCTGTTGCTACCAACTGGTCTAGTTCATCTCCGTGCTCTGCACGGACTGTTACTAGTGAGCCTGCTGTTGTCTTAACTGTGATGCTGATTGGTGCTTCAGTGCTAGCCACTGATTGTCTCCTGTTCTTCAAATGGAGTAACGAGACCTTTCTTGTCTCGCCACTGTCTTACTTTCATTGCGAATTGTACTCCTTTCCAGCCCTCTTTAATGTCTATCCAAACTAATTTGCATAGACCAGTTCCTGCTGGAAGATGGATGATAACTGCTTTCTCTTTATTGATATCACCCCAACTACCACGGCGACCCGTAGCAACGTCATACGGGGAGCCGTTGGCGTAAATTGCTAACTGAATAGCAATGTTGTTTGGGTGGTCAATGCGACCAGTCTTTATATCTGCAATGAACTTCTCACCTTTATATTCAATTATCCTGTCGGGAGTACCAGCAATCTTGTACTTATCCAACACGCAGAACTGTTCTATAAAGAACTTCTTGAGATGTCCTGTTGCTAATTCATAGGCTCGGATGTCCGCTGCCCACTCGTCTGGTATTGGGCCAGGTGACTGTCCCAAATCTAGTTTCTCTGCTATTGCGTGCAGTGCTGTGCCGATACTGGCTGCACGCCCAGCCCCTGCTACTTCCATAGCATCTTCTATCAACTTGTTAATAGCCATCTTGTCATCGCCTGCTGCACTGATGGCTAGTAGTAAATCATTGCGTACTGTTAAACCTATTGCAGCCATACGCATCTTCCAGGCTGTTAGTGCTGAGCCGTCATCTAAACTGTTAGCAATTGTAGTTGCTCTTGTATAAGCAACTGGCTTGCCTCCTGCTTTAGGAATTATTAATGGTCGTCCGTATCTATCACGTTCTATTTCTATTTTCATATGTCCCTTGTCTCCTTGTAAAAGAGACGGGCTGGAAAAGGAGACTAATCAAACTCCAGCCCATCTCAGTAGGCAGAGTGTATCAGATAGAACGGGTATCTGATTGCTCTGATGTGAGATGGCATTGGCAAGCACACTGTCTCCTTAATGCACGGATACCGATGACCACGATACCCCCGCATTCTTTGTGCTTACCTGCCATACATTTACTAGATAGCAGTGCCTCATCATAGGTATGGTCTGCTATCTTGGGCATTTAATTAATCTTGCTCTGTGCTTTTGATATCAATTCGCCAGTCAGTCAAGTCACCATCACCGTTAAATTCGGCAGACAACTCATCCGTTACGATGTCATTTGCTTCTTCTTCATTAGATGCAGAGATATTATTAATTGTAAAATCAATGGTGCCAATGACTGTCCATAGTCTTTTGAGTTCATCAGTACCAATGCTTTTGAGTAGTTCATTGACATCATCTACAGTGCAAGTTATTTCATCATCATTACTATCGCTACGCTCCTGGAAGAACTCACGAACTTTATCTCTTATATCTACAATCTTTCCATAGCGTTCAGCCAAACCCACTTGGCAGTTACTTAGTTGTGTGCGTAGTGCATCACGTTCAGTGATGGCTGCAATAGCCATTTCTTCGGTGAACTTAACTGTTGTTCCATCTTTATCTGTATATATGATTTCCATTGCTGTCTCCTTATGCTAGTGCTAGTTCTTGTGCTCTTATCTTTAGGCTATCACTGCCACCTGACATTGTTCTAACGCCTAGTGACTTTGACTTACCTGGTTTGCCGTGGTCGGCATACTCAACAACTGCCTGCCATAGACCGAAGGCAGTCTCTCGGATGTTCTCCTGAGTAGGACTGTTCTCGTATATGTCTAGGCTTCTGGCTCTGTGATTGAGGGCATTGGTACGTTGCATCTTTTCACCTGCAGATAGCAGTGGGATAGGTGCATCTTCTATTTTACTAGGCAATGGGAATACTTTCTTGAAGTAATCCACTGCATACTGGCGGGTAACCTGACGTTCAAGCATTGCTTCTGACATAACTGTGTAGTCATCAATAGTTGTGTAAGCAATATCAAGAATGCCACGGACATCATTAACATCTAACTTAGAGTTAGTTGTATGACGTAGCATATAGGTACGCTTCTTATCAGTAGCCCGATAGATTTTGTTAATCTGATTGTGACAGAATAACCGTTCGATAATAGGGCGGATAAGAACAGAGCCACTACCATCGTGTGTAGTTTTGGCTAGCAGGAATGCTGCGTGTGGGTCACCTTTGATTTCCATTTCAATAGGCAACTGCATAAGCATCCATACTTTGGCACCTGCTGCATACTCACCTGCTGCTGCATACCGTGCATCTCCTGAATCAATCAGGGTATCTAGCACTGAGAATACTTCAGCATTTTGTAGCGGCTTGTACTTGTTGCCGACAATACCAAGTGGTATTACCTCACCTGCTGGTGTTGTCTTAACAACTGCTTTCTTGTTATTGACTGGTATGTGGAAGGGTAATCCTTTACCTGGAATCTGATATGTAGTGGTCACATCGTGTAGTGATACCGACCAGTCAAGTCCTGCTTGTCTGGCTACATCACTGGCTGATGTGGCTGTCACTGCCACACCAGATTTAGTCCAGGCTGATTCGTTCTTTGCCGCTATCTGCGGCCTGTTGATTACCTCTGTGGTCATACAGATTGTTCCTCTGCTACTCTGAGTATTGCCCAAGTATTTCCTTCATTCATTTTTACTAGTGCCGCGCCTATCATTTCTTTTGCTGCTTTAGTAAAGAACTGTTGACGAGTTGCCTCTGGCATACCTTTGATTTTGTAGACACTTACTTCATTTACTTCTTCATTGATTACTGTCTCTAGTTCTATTACGTGTTTGATTATCATTGCTGTCTCCTTATAGGTATCTTGCTATTGAATTGTATGTAGAAGTAGATATTACTTCTTCATCAGTCAGTTGAAGGATACGAATAGTATTACTTATTTCTTCCTTCATATCTTTATAATCACTGATATGCATTGTTTCAAACTCACGTTGTGGTTCAACTGGAAACTCATTCTCCTTAACAGTTAAATCAAAATCAACATTGAGATTGCCAGACCATTGACGATAGTTAGTCCGCATATTTTCTGCTTTTGATATGTTATCGGTCGCAAACTTGATAACATCTTTGCGCCATTTTTCTGTAGCCTTTTGATATTCTTTTTCGGCTTGGTCTTGTGATGTGTAGTCAAGTTCTAACTTGGCTAGCGCTTGTTGCAATGCAGTAATTACTTTTGCTGTAGGTAATTTTACATTGATTGTTTTGTTGTTTCCTTTTGCCATACTGTCTCCTTTGTTTAGTACCAGCCGTGCTTGCGCCAATGCGCCCACGCGACTGATGGTTTGCCGTATCTGTGCTCGATATAAGCCAGGCCCCGAGCAATTTGTTCGGGGGCTGGCGTGTTAGATTCCAGTCCTAACAACTGTGGTATTCCATACGCTGATGACTTAGGGTTATCAGCAGTGTGGTCCCACGCTGATTCTTTACCCCATAGTTTTGACAACGCACGGAATTCTGATTTGGTATCCCATTGTTCATACTGTGCTGACATCAACGCCTTCGCATAGTATTTGCTCAATGACTTGGTCCATATGATTTCTTTCTGGACATTCTTCTGCGACTCGTCTTTGTCTAAGAACTGTTCTGCTGCTTGCATTGCGTGTGACTGAGTCGGAAAGATTGCATACGATACTGTCAATACCCAACTGAATAGCGCGGCTAACTTGCGCCTCATCTAGTACTCCATTTGTATATGCAATACCCAATGCCAATGAGGTATAGCCAGGTGATTCCTGTTGTGATGTGTGGAAAGATAACTTCATTCACTGACCAACTCTCTTTCATCTGGAATGGGTGGGCGATTTCTTACTGTACCTAGTCCTCTATTTAAACAGTAAGCAGAATATAATTCACTATATTCTTCTCTGTATTTTATACTAAGAAATCGTCTAGCATAACTTGCAGCGGCACTTCGGATTGCTAATACTTCTTTGGCATCCATATCTCATCACCTACCTTGTCCCACGCTGTCAATGATACTGGTGCTTCTGCTATCAGGTCTTCAACTGTTTCGTTTATCTTACTTACTTCTACAATCAGAGAGTCTAACCATTTGGCTATCTCCCCTAAGTTTTTTAGATAGTCCTCGTCACGCATTAGCCTATCTCCTGTTCTGTTCTGGCTTTGTTTAGTTCTTCGGGGGTCACACCTACAAGGTTGCCCATATAACTGTTGGCGCACGGGTAACAGAAGTTCCTGTCAGATACATACTCATAGTTGGGCACCCATATAGCGGTGCCACACTTAAAACATTCTGCTTCTAGGTTAGTCATTGATAGTCTCCTCTAGTTCTTGTCCGAACATTTGTTGCCAGCATTCAGGATGCGTGCCAGTTATTACCTGTTCACGCAGTGGTGCTGACATAGTCTTGAAAGAATCCTGAACATAATTGCCACGCAGATAGTGTAGCAATTCCTGTTCATCTACCATAATAGTTCCTGTCTTATGGCATACAGCACAACGTCTTGTTGCATATACAGTCATCATATTAGTCTCCTTCACATTCTATATGGATATTATATCCTTGTTTACTTGTGCCTGTTATTTTACATTTATTACAACGCCACCATAATGTCTCATTTAAATCTGTGACATACCAAGTATCTAAATACATTGTAGTCTCCTTTATTAGAGGCAGGGCTGGTGCAGGTATTACCAGCCCTGCCTACAG